GCACCACTTTATAAAATTTTTTTTCTATTACTATATACATTCTAATATACTCAAATAACCAGAAGTTTTTCTAAAAGTTACCAGATAGGCCCCCTTACTTTACAAATAGCCAATCAAAAAAATATTCCGCAAAAAATTCTTAAAAATCGAAATGATTCTCACTGCCGCTTGATCTAGCTGAAGGACGTATACTACGAGTATGAACATTTTATATACACTCTTTCGCCTCCTTAACGCCTGCTTATATTTAGTGCTACTTTATGGTTTCTGTTTGTTATTATTAATTTAATCAGATATACTCTTGTGCATAGCTGCAAATAATCAAGGTGTAACGGCGAACACATGAGTAAACACAAACCTCCAGTACTCACTCCTTCAACCGAGGAAGAGTTAAAAGAAGATCTATTAGTTATTCCTGAAATAGAGAAAGGGGTTGTTATACCTAAGAGTAAGAAAGAAGCTATTCCTGAGATGAGCGCTGAGCAAGAAGTTTCTATCCGCGCCAACACAATAAAGACGGTCTCTGATTTAGCTGGAGAAAACATAGAGCCCTCAAAAGAGCATCAAGATCAAGCCGTAGAACTTGCGCGTGATATGATGACAAACAAGAAACTTAAACCTGAGTTCGCAAACTACCCTAATGAAACAATGGCGTTTTTAGCAGGACTTGTAGCACAAACTAATTGTATGATTGTCAAAGAGCTATCAGATTTAAAACTTTATATGGTTAATAAGTTTGTAGAATTATCAGCAACGGCAGAAAAAGATGCGGACAGAATAAAAGCATTAAGAAATTTAGGAGAAGTAGACGGCGTCGATGCATTTAAAAGAAAAACAGAGATTACGCACATTACTAAATCAGGAGATGAGTTAGAGAAAGAACTTTTAGAAACTATAGAACAGCTAAAAGGTAAAGTCATTGAAGGCGAACATGAGGTAGTTGACGATGATTAGTGAAAACGATCTAAATCTACTTCAAGCAAAAATCCCTCATATGAGTGAGCGGGAGCAACAGAAGCACCTTACGCTTTTAAAAGAATACAAAAAGAACTTAACTAAAACACAGGGGAAGGCAAACTTCTTAGACTTTATTAAACATGTCTACCCCGATTATAAAGTAGGAGAACATCATGCAAAATTGGCTAAATTATTTGAAGAAATCACAGACGGAAAAAGAAAGCGAGTTATCGTTAATATCGCGCCTCGTCACGGAAAATCGGAACTTATTTCCTATCTGGCTCCGGCTTGGTTTTTGGGTAAGCATCCAGCAAAGAAGGTTATCATGGCATCTCATACAGCTGACCTTGCAGTTAACTTTGGTCGTAGGGTCCGTAATCTCGTGGGCTCAGACCCTTATAAAGACATATTTCCCGATATCAGTCTACAAGCGGATAGTAAAAGCGCCAGTAGGTGGGGTACAAATCATAACGGTGAGTATTTTGCTATTGGTGTTGGTGGTGCTTTGGCTGGTCGTGGAGCAGACCTTTTTATAATTGATGATCCACACTCAGAGCAAGACGCAAAGTTAGGAAAGGGAGATGTTTTTCTCCCAGCTTGGGAATGGTTTCAGTCAGGACCACTACAAAGGCTTATGCCTGGCGGTGCAATTATTGTAGTAATGACTCGATGGTCTAAATTAGACCTAACAGGACAGATAATTAACCAGATGGTTAAGAATGACGACGTTGATGACTGGGAAATAGTAGAGTTTCCAGCTATTTTAGAGGATAAAAAAGGGAATGAAGTCCCATTATGGCCTGAGTTCTGGCCGCTAGAAGAATTACAGAGTAGAAGAGCTGCACTAGACATACGATACTGGAATGCGCAGTACTTACAGAACCCAACATCGGAAGAAGGCGCACTAATTAAGCGAGAATGGTGGAATATGTGGGAAGAAGAAGATCCACCTAGTTGTGAGTTTATAATAATGACGCTTGATGCTGCTCAAGAAGCCAATAATAGAGCTGATTATAATGCAATAACAACATGGGGTGTCTTTTTTAACGAAGAAACTAATAATTACGCTATAATATTATTGAATGCAGTAAAAGAACGACTAGAGTTTCCAGAACTCAAGGCTCTGTGTCTAGATGAGTATCGGGAGTGGGAACCAGACGCTTTTATTGTGGAGAAAAAGTCAAATGGTGCAGCGCTTTACCAAGAATTTAGAAGAATGGGAATTCCAGTGGGTGAATTTACACCTGGAAAGGGACAGGATAAGATTAGCCGTGTTAATGCTGTGTCTGATTTGTTTAGTGGGGGTGTGGTTTGGGCACCAGACAGACGTTGGGCGCATGAGGTTATTGAAGAATGCAACGATTTCCCTAGTGGTGCCAACGATGACTTAGTTGATGCTACAACGCTGGCTCTAGCAAGGTTTCGGCAGGGTGGATTTATACGCTTGCCTAATGACGAAGAAGATGATATACAGATGTTTAAAGGTCGCAATACTAAAAAATATTATGCAGTGTAATTAGAGGATAAATGATGGCAGACATAGATAAAGGTTTATACACAGCGCCGGAAGGCGTAGAAGAGTTAGCTGAATCAGAAGAAGCAATTGAAATTGAGATAGAAGACCCAGAAAAAGTTACTATAGGTATTGGTGATGCTGAAATAATTATTGACCCGGATGCTATGGCCGACGATGAGTTTGATAAAAACTTAGCTGAAGAATTAGATGAAGGAACTCTAGTTGAACTGTCTTCAAATTTACTTGAAGATTTTAGTAATGATGTTAACTCAAGAAAAGATTGGCTTGATACTTATGTTGATGGGTTAGAGCTATTAGGGTTAAAACTTGAAGAACGTACTGAACCGTGGGAAGGCGCATGTGCTGTCTATCACCCACTACTCTCCGAAGCATTAGTTAAATTCCAAGCTGAAACAATGATGGAAACCTTTCCCGCTGCAGGCCCAGTGAAGACTTCTATTGTTGGTAAAGAAACTCCAGAATGTATTGAAGCTGCACAACGTGTACAAGAGAATATGAACTACCAACTCATGGATATGATGCCTGAGTACAGACCTGAACATGAAAGAATGTTATGGGGTTTAGGATTAGCAGGTAATGCGTTTAAGAAAGTTTATTACGACCCAGCACTTGGTCGACAAGTGTCATTATTTGTACCCGCTGAAGATATGGTCGTGCCTTACGGCGCGTCTAACTTAGAAACAGCTGAACGCGTAACTCATGTGATGCGTAAGACAGAACAAGAACTTCATTACTTACAACAAATGGGTTTTTACCGAGATGTAGAACTTGGAGATCCTGACTACGACTTAGATGAAGTAGAGAAAAAAATTGCAGAACAGATGGGCTTTGACGCTACTAATGATGATCGATATAAAATATTAGAAATGAATGTTAACCTTGATTTAGAGGGCTATGAAGATGAAGATAAAGAGGGCAAAACAGGAATAGCACTTCCATATGTTGTAACGATAGATAAAGGCACATCAGAAATTTTAGCTATACGACGTAACTGGAAACAAGAAGATTCAACTAAGTCTTCAAGACAACATTTTGTTCATTATGGCTATATACCTGGATTTGGTTTTTATTGCTTTGGGTTGATTCATTTAATTGGGGCATTTTCAAAATCAGGCACAATGTTATTAAGACAGTTAGTTGACGCAGGTACATTGTCGAATCTCCCAGGTGGATTTAAAACTAGAGGGTTACGTATTAAAGGTGATGATACACCAATCGGTCCAGGTGAGTGGCGTGATGTAGATGCTGCAGCCGGAACTCTACGCGACAACTTAATGAATCTTCCATATAAAGAGCCGAGCCAAGTACTCGCGAGTTTAATGGATAAAATTATTGATGAAGGTAGACGCTTTGCTTCTGCTGCGGACATGAAAGTATCTGATATGTCAGCTAACTCTCCAGTAGGTTCTACGCTCGCAATACTCGAGCGAACACTCAAAGTCATGTCGGCAGTTAATGCGAGAATCTATTACTCAATGAAGAAAGAGTTTGGATTACTTAAGACATTAATAAGAGACTACACAGATCCAGATTATCAGTATGACCCATCAACAGGAACACCCGGCGCTAAACAAGCTGACTATGATAAGGTAACTTTAATCCCAGTCGCTGATCCTAATGCGGCAACGATGGCGCAGAAAGTTGTACAGTACCAAGCTGTTATGCAAATGGCACAACAGAATCCAGACATCTATGACTTAAAAGAACTTAATAGGCAGATGCTTGAAGTATTGGGAGTTAAAAACATAGAAAAACTTATTCCTACAGAAGACGATGCAAAAACTGCAGATCCGGTAACTGAAAACATGAATATGGTTAAAGGAACGCCAGTTAAAGCATTTTTATTTCAAGACCACAAAGCGCATATTGCGGTGCATACGACATTTAGAGATGACCCACTTGTACGTGAGATGGTAGGGCAGAATCCAAAGGCACCTCAAATGCAGGCAGCTATGGAAGCTCATCTAGCAGAACATTTAGCTTTCCAATACAGACTAGAAATTGAAAAACAATTAGGTGTTCCACTTCCAGAAGAAGACGAAGTTCTACCTGAAAATATTCAGAACCAAGTGGCTA